GCTTAATCTTTCAATCCTTTCAAGTTTTATATTGCTTTAGCAATATAATTGCTAAGTTCATCCTACATCTCTTTTATTTCTGAGAGATTCTATCAAAATACAAATATGAAATACGGATAATAAGGACACAATAAGCTGAGCAACTATGCATAAAAAATCGACACATCTACTGAAAAGGCACTACTGATGTCGTTCGTTTGAGTTCTAACTTTTATTATTAATCCACTAATAAAATTAATCCAAGCGCCCAAGATAGGTATGCTTGTTTACTTACCTGATGGGCTAAACTCATGTGTAAGCTTAGATGTGATCCCACTCGCCTCTCCTTCATCAAATGTTGGTTTACCTCTACGAATAAAACTATTGTTTTCAGCACATGGCTTATTTCCAGCAATAATCACAAATAAACCATCTGAGCATGTTGATTGCTCAGAGCCATTTGATCGTGTCTTAGCATTTGCAATGCCTGAACATATAAAAGAAAAGAATAAAATATAAAAGACTACTTTTTTCATTATTTCCTCTATGACTGATTACGACTTCATGTAATTATAGATAGCCATGCTGCTATCTGATGATATATTAATCAAAATTCTAGTTATCTTCACTCATTAAATTGGATTTTTGGGGAAATCTTTTATAACTTTATATTTTTGTTGCTGACAACGTACATCAATCCATCTTTGATTGTCTTGAATATCAATAGGCTCACCATTAATCCATTCACCGCTAGATTGATCAAATCGCTTTTTAAAGCATTTGATAGTGATATTCTTTTCCCCATCTTCATGCCATTCAATCAAAAAATATGGAAAGCCATTACGATCTTTAGGGACTTCTATATACCACCCTTCTTTGGCCAATCCCAAAGTATTACTAATTTTATAAACCCCTACCCCTAATTTTTCAAAAATAGGTTCTTCTAAAAACCCTCCATTGTGTTCAATATGAGTATCAAATAGCCTAATGATTGGAGATGCTACTTTAAGATTCCCATTGCTATCCTTAGTCGTATTTAAAGTGTGATAAAGGAAGAGACGTTTAATCTGACTATTATCATGATTGATCACAGCGGCTTCACTACCAGCACCAATAAATTGTGTGGATAACTTACCTTTTTCTGAAACACAATTGATTCCTCGCCCATGCTGCCACAGATATTTGGTACTTGATCCATCCCCTTGGATAAAACATGACACAGGTATGGTTTTATTAGATAACATGACAATACGTCCATTATTATCCCCTAAACCATAAGCCCCACGTTTCAAATAATCTTTTGTTTGGCTCTTCAATTGTTCCGCGATTCTTGTTGCTTCTGCTGCCGCATCTGCCGCTATTTTAGATAGTTCCTGAAGCCTTACTAATAGTGGATTTTGGTCTAAATTTTGCGATATAGCATTATCAACCCACTTTTCAAATGCATCAGTAGGACTATCTTGCTTCAGCTCAAATAGTCGTCCGCCCAATAATGGAAAGATATTTCCGTCAGCGCCAGTACTGATACTAACCTGATAAGATCCAACGGGTAACTTAAAAGAGTATTTACCTTGAGCATTAGTTTTAGTCGTAACTTTTCTGACACCATCTTGCGAAAAATAAAGATGCGTATTCATTAAGGGCTCAACAATTTGTGAGCCCTTTTGATTATTTTTAGTAATTTTAAGAAAACCTGTTTGCATACTTCATGCCTCATAAATCACTAATATCTAAGATAAACCATAAAACATCATAATTAGAGCGCCAATAGTTGTCTGATTCACTCCGAGGAGGTGGTTGAATGAATGCATTTTGCTTAACTGAAACATGAGTGCCAACGCATTCAATTAATGATGCTTTACTGTAATCTAAAACCCCTGACCGATGTCGGTGGGACAAATCATTGCCAACCTGAACAAATCCCAGCTTAGTGACTTTATCAATCGAGCGATACCACATTGGTTTTGGGTTAAATTTACTTATATAGCCTATAACCTTGGCCGTTTTTAACGATGAGTTATAAACTAACTTTTGTTGTGCATTACGAATATTAATGCCATATTCTTCGTTATTCGCCCATCCTTCATATGGCTTAAATAAATGTACTTTTGCTGGTTTAGACTGATCAAGCGTAGCAACACGCAATAAGCTATTACTAGCATCTCTATGATTCCATGAAATAATGCTACCTTCTTCTATGGCAATGGCTGCATTTTTCAATATATCTTTTGGAATCGTGAATTCTGTCACTGCTGATTTGTAATCATTACCTGTACCATAAATTGACCATGTGTATTTTAAGGGTACTTTGTAATATTCAAAAACCACACCACCATCGTTTAATGTTCTTAATCCATTTTCTCTGCTAAATTGAATGCCGTACATTAGAATTTCCCCTTCATTACCGTTAAATGATCCGAAACAGCAGTGATTGTCACAACAGTACCATTAACTGATACGCGTTCTTTCCAAAAATCCCACGCATCAACTTCTCGAAACGAGGTGAAAATAAATTCACCTTTTTCGATACTGATATCTACACTAATGCTCTGGCCTTTTTTAAGTTCAATCGCTTTATCAAAGACAACAACATCACCAATCTGATTAATCACCTTCCCATTTTTATCTTTCACTTGAATATCAAACATATTGATCCACCACTGCTTTATTTTTTTTAAAATCTTTTTCATTACTTTAATTTCCCTATTCTAATTCTCTCGATACCATTGTTGTCATACACAAGAATGCGCTCACTCGTGATTCTCAAGCCAACATTTTTAGTAGGGTCACTTCTGATTGTTACATCTCCATTGCTAGAGACTATAAATTTTCGATTAATGTTTAATGTTCCTCCCTCTATCACAGGTGCTTTCAGTTTTGCGCCTGCAACCAATGATTCCCCTTTAATGGTTCCACTCGCAATCAAATCACCATCTAAAGCCAACTTGTTTTGCCATAAAACAAATGGCATTTTGGTCGATCCATCTTTTTGATTTACAATCGCAAATTTATTGGCTTGTATAATGAATTCCGAAGTTTTCCCATCATTCAAACTCGTAAAGCCAGAAATAACTTTCTTACCACCACTCATAGCAGTTGTCGTCAATGTATATTGCGACTTAACCTTTCCATCCACGCCTGCTATTGTCTGTTTAACAGTATTGATGGATGCATTGAGATTCTTATTAACCTCAGTTTTTAACGTGCTGATTGACTTTGCCTGCGCATTTAGCTTAGTTGTAGTTGTCTGTTTAACTTCATTAATTGAAGCCTTAATACTGTTATTCACCTCAGATTTTAAACCCTCTATCACACGTGATTGCGCGGATAATTGATCAGTTGTGGTCTTTTTAAAAGTATTAATTTCTGCTTGATTAGCCTCAACGATAGAACGATTAATCGCAGTTTCTGCAAGAATGGCCTGACTCTCTGTCGCTTTAGAAAACTCTAACAGCTTAGCTTCAGCCAAGGCTTGATCAGCCTTTTTCTGAATTGCTTTAATTACTGTTGATTGATCAATCAATGTTTGCATGTCTTGACGTGCTTCTTTTAAAGCATCTTCAATGATATGTGTTGCAACATCATCAGATAACTCTTTAAGCGTTACTTTCCCGCGAATCATCTCAATAATGCTCGTTGAGTCATTGGATGATTCAGCATAGAACGCACGCGTAAATTCGCCCTGATTACCATCTAAATCGACTAAGCGAAACCAGAAATAACGGCCATCTTTAATCCCTAGATTACTAACTGTATAAGTATTCTGTGGATATGGCATTTTGGCCGCTAAAGTTGCTTTACTTCTATCTTCACTTTGTGACCACCATATTTCTGTATAGGCTTCTGTTGTTAAAAGCGATGGTACTTCCCAATATAGATTTAAGCCAAAAACGATGGGCAAATATCTTAAACCTGTTATTTCATAAGTGGTGCTAAATGAAATAGATAATTCTGCACTGTATTGGCCATATTCATTAAGCGCTCGAATCCGTGCTGTATAGTTGCCCTGAGGAAGATTTGTGAGTTTAGTGAACGTCTCAAATGTTTCAAGACGACGCAGTAATTTTTTACCATCATACAGATGGATAATATACTTAACTTTCCCACCTAATGTTTCAATGCTATCCCAACGTAGTACAAGGCTTTTACCCTCATTTTCTACAATGCCATTGCTCAAATGCGGAATAGTATTTAGTGATGAATGATGCCCTTGTATGTATGAGGCGCCACGATCAACAATCGCTTCTTTTTGCGGATTGTGCTTAATAGCTGTTACTGTATATGTATTCGTCTCTCGATCTTCTTCAATGTGTATGCATCTAAATAATCTAGGCTGTAATTTCCCAACAATCGCCGCAAATTGTACATGTTCAACTGCATTCACTGGCGCATCAAGTTTATATTGAGTTGCACTAATCGCTCGTTTAACCTTGAAGGTTTTCACCTTACCTTCAACATTAATCAAGAAAGATGTCACTCCTTTGATCTCACGATCAATAGTAATCACATCACTAGCAATATCCACAATACGACCACCAACTTGTTGCCCAGCATAATTGCTATCTGCTATCCCTACAATATCGTGTTGCTCATGTCGAATACCCGCGGCACCTAACTTAAATTGAACATGTTCATTTTCTGTTAAAGAGGTAATCAAATTCCACTTTGCACAACGTAGTGCTTGTGATCGTTTCGTACATCCAAAAGCTGTAATAGATGTGGATCTAAGACCATATCTAGCGATATTCTTCTCATCTGATACTTCATCTATTTTTGTACGATAACCGTCCTCTTGATCAATGTACTGTACTTGAATTTGATTATAGAGCTCTGTTGCAGGCACAAATGAATAGTTAAACTCTCCATCAACTACGCTAGAATTTTCATATACTGCAATAACATCACTTTTACTATCGAAATACACAGTAAAATAGTTATTAGCATCTGAATATGTGCCACGGAAAACTGAACATAAATTATCTAATACTGTTTTAGCATCCTCACCAAACAAAATGGCATTACAGACAAAACGAGGTTCTTTTCCACCATTTCCGTCATCTACCAACGCATCACAATACTTAGATAACTCATATAACTTATCAATATCTATTTGATAGTCTGTAAACTTCTCACCAAAACACTCATCATTTGTTAGGACATCGTACAAAACCCATGCTGGATTGTTCGTATATGCTGGTTTAAACAATCGATCCCACAATCCTGAATAAGTACGCGTTACAGGATCATAGTTAGATGGAACTTGTACAATACAGCCTTTGATGCCATATGTTCTCGTCGGATTGTTATTGCCAAATTGCTGAGAATCGATTTGTAAAAATGCTACAGCAGATCCTGGCATCCTTACTTTGACATCTATTGATTCCACATAGCTAAAGAAATACGTCTTATTTCTCAACATATCATCCTTAGAATCAGCAGTTAATCGAATACATTTGATGTCAAAAGGCGCCGTTGGCAAGTCTGAAAACACATAATCAACTCTAAACGGTTGATTGCCTTTTTCGTTTAAATGCATGTGTTGTGCGGCATGTACCTGACCATTTTTAATGATTTGAATGCTCATATCAACAGACGTTGCCAGCTGATCACCTTCTGTTGTAGAACGCATCAAAGCATCTACGCCCACAGTGACGCGCACACTTGTTACTTGTTTATTAGTTACAGTACGCGTAATAGGATTTTTCTTTTCAACCTGAGCCCCCACAGTGTGAGAAGTATCTACAGACATAGCACTAGGTAAATAATCTTGTTCTAACGTCCCACGATTAAACTCGAATTGAACATCGGCATGGTTCATAGATCCATCCTTATTCTGTACAGCTGTATCATTCAGATAAACAGACTTTAGTGGATGCTCATTACCATTAATAAAACCTGAAATTTCCCCACTACTGATTAAATCTATGACTTTGAGTTTTTGCGCAGAATGTAATGTATTTTTTTCAATGCGTGGTGATCTTGCACCACCTCCTGATTTACCACCCATATTTAACTCCACTGAACCTTAATATTAATGGCGGCATTACGTACAGAATCACAATTTCGATCTATATTGTACGTTTTACCATTTGGATCTTGAGCTGCAATCAACTCAACTGTTTGACGAGAATATTTAGCCGTTTGCACGTTATTAATATCAATACCAGACTCAATACGGCGACTTGCTAAACCTTGTGAAATGACATAACCACCCACTAACATTTCACCATAGACACGTAGGATCTGTTTGCCTTGCCCCGCCATGTTAGATAAATTGCTAAACGCTGAAGACTTTGAATCTTCTACACCTTGGTAATCTTGATTGAATTTTGGCTGCTTAGTTAATAAAGCTGCTGCACCTGCTAGCATCAATCCGACGCCCATTTGCAATAAAACTGTAGCAACCATTGCACCACCAACGCCCATAACACCCATTGCAGCGAATGCAGCTCCAGCAACGAGAGCCAACGGACCCGAACCTTTTACAATTGGGATCACTCTAATAATTAACGGCTTACTGGCATTGATCCCCGTTAAATATTCATCTTGACCAACATATCGCCGCCCTATTTTTAATGCGTACTGTTTATATTTAACGTGTTTTTTAAAGCCATCTAATTGAATACATAAAGAACGCATACACTCATTGACTGTATTGCCATATAAGCTAATTTCTTTTCCATACTTTCTTAATGCACCATAGAATTTAAATGTAATTTTCTTCATACTCACTTGCCTTTAAATCATAATGAATTGCTTCAAGCATGCGTGGCTTCCAATCCTTATGCCGCCAAATAGAATGAGTTCTTTTTCTAAATACCGATCCATATGCGACGACTCTTGAATATTGCCCCTCTACATGATGCAATACTCTTTCACCATCTAAAATTAAGCCCAAATGATTAGGATTTCCGCCCATACTAGTCACGATGACATCACCTGTTACAATGTCTGACACTTGATAAAAACCAAGCTTTGGTAATCTCTTAATAATCACGTTATTCGCTTCATCAGTTTCCATCGTTTTACGTTGATAGTGATGAAGATTAATGCCACAAATTGCATAGGCATCTTCAATTAATGTGGCACAATCGAATTGACCATATTTAAATTCTCGTCCGCGTAATAAATCAACGCATTTGTATTTATGGATTTGGTTATTGGCCACGATCCACCATGATTTTTGCGTTTGTATTTGAGATAAGCGATCTAAACTTGATAAAAATGGATGGTCACCTATATGACTATGAACAATGGCATCTATACGATCATAGTTATATTTATCAAGATTAAATTCGAAATGATTCACCTTATCTTTGGCAATGTTTTTGACTGCTATAAATTCATTATCAATAACAATCCCACCTCGTTCTTCATTGGCATCAGCACAATAAGACAAGATACTGTTTTCCATAATAATCCTTTTCTAAAAGACAAAATAAAAGCCCAATAAAGGGCTCAATGGAATTGACAAAAATTAAAACGTTTATGCTAGAATTTAGTTCTACATATATTTTCCTGTAGATTTATTGATTGTAGGTTCTGTTTATACATATATTCAGAGCCTTTTTTTATCTAGCTTGAAAATTTATCAGCAACAGGAAATCCACCAAAAGGCAGCTGACCATTAACGCCAAATCGCGCAATACATCCACTAAGTCTCTTGCTGCATTTATCCTTATTCATTTCATGTGGTTCTAAAGCATGATCGTTTTCATCAGCAATAGCATGGCCATCATATCCACAATACTCACCTCGATATAAAAACGGACATACCGAAGCATAAATGGTGCGCTTAGGAATCATCGCCCCATCTGTTTCAGACGGCAAAGCTAATGTGAATTCAGCATATTGACTGTTATATTTTGCAGAATTGACAATATAGGATTGAGCTAAATACTCATCAGGATTCGCTTTATCATTGCCATCATGAAAGTTTACAGCATCTAAGAATTGTGACGGCACTCGGTAACGTGTTATTTTTGCCCCAATCAATCCATCATATTGATGAATCGCCCCTGTCATATATCCATTTAAATTGGCAATGTTTAGCGTCGGTCTATTACTTGGTCCATTACCTTTTCTTTCAACGCCATCAATTTGTATTGGTATCGCTAAATATTTCTGACCTCGCCAAATGACTGACTCATTCTTTTCATTCAATTCGTTACAAAAATAGAAATGGTTTGAGCCGCCATGGTCATTAATACGGCTAATATCTAGTACATATAAATCAATCCATGCTTGTTGTTCTAATTCATCTAGTTGAGCTTTCACTGAATCACTAATCATTTCATGACCTCAACAAAGCTTACGGTTAATTCACAAATATCCTTACTTTTATGAACCAGCTTATAGGGTCCATCTTTTCTCACTAGATACTGTTTTCCTTGAAAGGAAAACCAAAATGGCTTTGTAATATGTAGCAGCAAAAAATCAGTGATTTCATTAATTTCTTCTTTCTTAGCAACAAACTTTAAGTCAGGAAACTTATTTCGGTGTAACCTCAAACCCTTGAGCTGCCGTTGCTCTATACCATCTCCGAATTGAATAATATTAAGCAATGGTTCAACTTCTTGTACCGCATCAATACGTGGACACCATCTAAATACTCTATAACCCATATCAATAACCTAAATAAGAGAAATTTCAAATAAATGTTATCTTTCAATTCTATTTTAAAAAAATATTTTCTTGCATTTTATATAGATTTCTAATGATAGACATACAATTAAATTTTAAATATAATTTTGTTGGGCACACCTTTCTTTATTAGAAAATGGTGTTTCAGCGTTGAATTATTATGATTCAACGCTTTTTTTATAGTTTTATTGCGAATTTAGATATTAAAAAAGCTCCTATTTGAAGGAGCTCTTTAGTACTATGTATTTAGTGATTGGTACATTGATAATCCATAGATACTCTATATTGAGCACATCCACCCCAAGCACCTGGTCCATATACACAACTAGTCATTGCTGCATCAAAAGGTTCTGCTTTTTTATATCCCCATGCTGCACAACGTTTCGTAGCAATCGTTTCTGCTTGTGTCATATCCACGATGGGCTTTTCCATCTCAGTATATTCATAAGCAAGTTTAACTGTGCCATCTGCTTTACTGCCACTCACAACGCCCCATTGTTTTTTAACTGCGGTAGCACAACCGACGACTACGGTCGCAATAGCAATCATATATAAGATCTTTTTCATAGTTCTCCTCATAAATTTTTTTTATTGTAGGGATCAGAATCTTATCATTAAAGATATTTACAAGCTACTCTTTGTAACCAACTCAACACTTAAAAATTTCACTCCGTAATCACATCATATATACTGATAATTAGTGCCTAAAGTTTCATTAAATAGACACTTCAAAAGAATATTGAAACTAGAAAATGGGGTGTTCATGAAAAAGTCATTACTAGCAATTCCTCTTGTATTCTCTCTTTCCCATGCCTGTGATATGGACTATGTATCTATAGGAGGGATTAAAGTTAATTGCCCTATGGAGTTTCAAGATATAAATTTTACAAAATCAGAAACAGGATTCATTACAAAAGAAGTCGCATTCTTTGATACTGCCCATGTGACTTTAGTCAATGATAGAGTTGGAGCAATTACATTTAAAAAACGTTATACACTCGATATATCTAAACAAGCAGAACAAAAACTAAATATCGCCCAAGACTTTATAGAGTTAGTTACAGCATTGGCAAAGAAATGGCACCCTAGCACTATTAAAGGTAGTGATAGTGTCCTAGAAGCGATTATGACTAGTGGGCAATATAAAAGCCTAGAGTATACATCCTTATTAATGCAGCCTGATGCAATTTTAGCTAGTATAGATATCTCATATAAATCATATGGACTTTTTGAAGACAAAGAGGCGATTAAAACAGTGCTAGGATTAGAATATAAATCCGTTGATTACATCAATAATGAAACAGAAGAAAGTACTGCGCGTAAAGAATTTAGATCTTTTTAGATGCGCCTTATACAAACGTATAAGGCGACAGATCTAAGCCAAAGATCCACCAATACGTTTCTCTCTAGCAATGACTTTATTTACAATCACTTCAATGTGTTTTTCCATCGCTTTACCGACACTTTTATCAATCACTTCTGTGCTGCCATCTTCAGCAACATTGACAATAATTGTGATCGGTTGAGGCTGGTGTACGTTTGCGTGTCCAATCATAGTTCGACCACCCACAATACCGCCATTGGCATAACCTCGTAGCCTCATTCTTTCAACTGCTGCTACCCCACCAAATCGAGCAACATCTCGTTGTGAAAAGACTACTTCACCTTTGTGAACAATGCCCGCGGGCTGATATTTTCCACCAGCGCCTGTATAACCACCATTAGCATATTCTTTTACTCGACCACCAACAACACCACCCTCAGAGAATCCACCAAAAGCCATTTGTACAGCATTTAATAAAGCCATCTGAATTAACATCTTCGAAATGTTTTGCAAAACTGAACGCGTCATATCAGAGAAACTTTGTTCAGCACCAGAGGCATACCCAGCAATGGCATCTGTCAAACCATTAAACATAGAATCTGTGGCTGATGTAAATTGCTCTCTAACTGTTTTCATAGAGTTGGTTGTTTTTGTAAAACTATCTTTAATGCCACCAGTAATATCATGATCATGATGCGACTGTCGATTCGCATATGCATCGCGTAACTCTCTAATTTTTTGAATTTCGGCCTCAAGATACGCAAGATTTTGTGGGCTCATGCCAATAGAAATTTCTTTAGCCCGATTCTCTAATTCTCGTTCAAATTTTAAACGCTCTACTTCTTCTTTCGTCTTACCAATCAACTCTAGTTCAAACTGTAGATCCTCAAAGCGTTTCGAATAATCAAGACTAAAGTTTAAAATTTCATTCATCTGCTTTTGGCTATCTAATGCCATTGCCTGATTCATCAATATTTGCTTTTGTGCTTCAGATACCTTTGATAACGCATTCGATTGATTCGCAAATTCTAATGTTAATTCCCTTGCTGAAGTATAGAGGCTTTCACGTCCAAACTTAGCAATCTCTACATTCAAAGCCTGAACTTTTGCTAATTCATTAGATAACGCTTTTAATTTTTCTCCAAAATGATCTGTGCCTCCACCACGTTTTGCAGTACGTTTAGATGCATTGCTTTGATCAATTTCATCTAACATTGCCTTTGCTCTTGCAAAATCAGCTAAAGATGCGCCCATATCGACTAAATTAGCTAATGTCACTTGCGATGCTGTCATACCAAGCTGGCGATACTTCTCTTCGATCTCTTTGAGTGTTTCAGCTACGCCTATACCTGACTTTTGTAGCTCATTCATTCCATCAGTTGATTCTTCAGAATAATTTTCAATTTTTAAAATACTTTCTGAAACCTTAACAATCGCATCTGCTAAATTCGAAGCCTCCCCTTTCATTTTCTTGATCTTCTTCTCTTGCTCTTGAATATCAAATTTAGAAGCATTGCCGCCAAACCAGCCGCCACCTTGCATTGTCTTGAGCTTACGCTCTTCATGAGCAATATCAGTTTTCAAACGCCAAAGATCATTTTTCAAATTCTTTAGGTTATCCGAATATGAAATGACTAAAGCTTCTCTTTGTGATTTATTCATGGATTTCAGACGCGCTTCTAAACCTTGAAGCTCAAGTTCTAAATCACCTGCGCTTTTCTTAGCTTTATCTGAATTAGTCGCAAACAACAATAAACCTGCTGCCACAATACCAATTAAACCTGCTGGACCACCAACCAATTGTAATGCTCGAGACATACCATTGACAGCCATGGTTCCTGCTGTAGATGCTGCCGCCAATGTATTAGAAGCACCCGCAGCTTTAATTAAAGAAAATTGATATTTAGCAGCAGCAAAAGACGATTGCCCAAACGCAACACCTGACGATATAACCGCCCCTGTCATTTTTCCAATCATGACTGAAGCCAACAAAACAGCAGGGACAAAAACCACATGCAAATTATTTGCAACATATAACAGTGTCGATGATATACCCTGTGTGATACCCGTTTGATTCAACATGTCTTGGCTAAATTGCATAATATTATTACGCACAACTGTCATTGAGGATTCAATTGTGGCTGGCATTTCGGCCGCCTGTTTTTTCAACTCATCATATGATTGAGAAATGGCATTAAATAGCAATTCAGCAGTTAATTTACCTTCAGAACCAAGTTTTTTCAGTTCGCCACGCGCAACACCTGTATTTTTTGCCAAAATGTCTAAAAGAATGGGGGCAGCTTCAGCAATCGATCTAAACTCATCCCCCTGTAAAACACCTGATCCTAAAGCTTGTGATAACTGCAATAAAGCACTTGCCTGCTCTTGCGCACCAACACCACCCACACGCATTGCATTATTGATAGCTTCTGTAAATCTTAAAATTTCTGTTTGTGTTTTACCATAATCCTTCATTGCCCTTGCTGTACGTGTGTAGAGCGTTGCTGTTGCTTCCAAGCTCGCACGCGTGCTATTTGCTAAGCCCAATAAGCGTTTTTGTACAGCTTCTGCTTCTTGTTGACTGGCTGTAACAAATCTAATTTGTGAATTTAGGTTTGTCATTGTGTCAGCCAAACTCAGTACATGTGTTGCAGCTTGTACGGTTAATAAACCTGCCAATGCCTTGCTTAATAGATTCATTGGTACAATGGATTGTGATGCTGATGTACCAATATTTCGAATACCTGTTGAGGCTGTATCAGCATCTTCGCGCATTCTGCGCAATGAATTAGCCACACTATCATTGGATCTTGCAAATCGACCATTGGCTTCTCTCAATCGCCCCTGCTGATCAAAAAAGTAACCTAAGCTTTTTGCTTTATTTTCGAGTTGTTCAGCAGATCTAGACACACGATCAATATCACGAGATGCCTGATCCGCGCCATTTGCTCTGATATCAATGAGCATTCCTAAATCAGCCATAACCTTCCTCACCCATAAAAAAAGCCCTAAATTAATAAGGGCTTTCTAATACAACCATATGCTTTTAAAGCATAATCCATCTTCACAAATTAATTTTTTGTACTAAAATATAAATATTCATTGCAATAGTCTCCTTGAAAATTGCCATGAGATTGCATAATTTAACTTTAGCCCTGTCAAAAAGCAGGGCTATTTTTTAACTCTAAATATCGCGCATTTCATCTAGATAAATCGAATCAATAAGCCTTAAAGCCTCTATATCATCTCTATCCATTTCAATTGACATTAATGATGAAAAAGCGGCGATTTCTGTATAACTGATGGGTGTCCATCCCATAGCTGTATTCCGTGTTTGATTTAATGATAGAAACCAATCCCAAACGTGCTGATAATACTGAGTGATTAAAGGCGCTTGCTTCAACTCCTCTAACTCTCCTAAGTTTTCAGACATTTCTAACAACATTTGGTGACGTGTTTTACGAGAATTTTTCTCTGGCTTTAAATAAAAACGAATACAGTCCCGCGCACTTTCTTCTAATTCAGATAAAAAAAACTATCATCATTAGCTTGAGCGGCCACTTGTTGGCGTGCAAAATGGAAGTTTTCCATCAATAATCTAATATTCTCTTTAGTGGACACAATGCGATCACCATCCGTTTCAAAGCCAAATACATTATCTGCCTCTTGAATGGTGAAACCTTCTATTGTTTCAATAATTGCACAACACATCTCAATGTCAGACTTAATCGCATAATCTAAACCTTTTGCCACGGCTTGATTTGCTCTTTTGGCAATCGCATCTGTTTCGCGGATTACATCTTTTGATTTAAGTGATTTAATATAAATCTTCGCATCTGAAACACTGCCATCAGGAAATACTAGGTTAAAAGGTTTTGCTTTGTCTAACTTTTGATTGCTAAAATCTGCCAAATTCATATGTCATCCTCTCAATAATTAACCTGCGTTTGTTTTCTTAACTTTGCCACTGATCTTAAATGATACATTTGCGCTGATTGCCTCTTTAGTCTGCAATGCAATACTATGAGACGTGACGTTAGCAATAAATTCTTCTTTGCCACCATCAGGAAACACTAAACAAAAATATCGCTTCTCTGCACTTTCATGTGCCGCACGTACCGCGGTATATGCGCTATCGGCTTTAGAGCTATAAAACATTGTTGCACTTGCTGTAGAATCACCAGGAAATGCGACTTCAGATTGCGGTGCATCATCGTCTAATGTTGTTGAGTCAATTGACGTAGACTCACCGACTTCAACAGAAAAAGAAGATGCATCACATGCAATATTAATTAATTCAATTTCTTCAGTTTTATCAGACAATTTGTCACACTTAGTTTTACTCATCTGAATTTTTGATTTAGCGGATAATGTCGCCATAAATACTCCTAAATAGCTTTAAAAAATTGTAGATAGATTGAAACAGCAATCATATATTTGCCCTCACTTTTAATGCCTTGTGACATTGAGTTTGGTTTATATACAATCGCGTGATCATTGATTGAATAACCAACTTCAAAAGGTTGAAGAAACTCCTCTATAAGAACATGTAAATTAACTGCACCCACTCCTTGATCAACATAAAAATTAACCTGAAAAATATACTGATAAGATGCGTGTTCAAACGTCGAAATAAATGGCGATATAGGCAAAAAGAAACACTCTAAATAATCGCCCTTGTTTTCCGTATGTGAGTTTTCAAAACTGCAATTCATTTTGTGACGTTCAGCAAAATTCATCACATAGGTTTCAAGCTCACGTTTAAGATCAACTAAACTCATTTTTGACCTCTTCTAATGAGATACGCACGAATCCCGTAGGCGCTTGAGTTGAATAGCCATTGATCGTTTTACCGCTGCCTTTTTTGGGTGGATTAGGATATAAACCATATTCAAGAACATTAATATGCGGCAAAGGATTGGTGATCACATAATGTTGATCTGATTCTTTTGCGATTGCCCATGCTCGTCTAGTTTCTCCTGTATCAACGGGCGTTTTTGTCTGTATTTTTGTAAATGCCGTATATGCGGCGTTTCTAATATTTCCCTTAATTTCCAAAAATAGCTCATTTTTTCTTTGAGCAATTTTATCTTTAATACTCAT